GTTCTGTTGATGCCGAAGGTTTTGTTGATGCCGAAGGTTCTGTTGATGCCGAAGGTTCTGTTGATGCCGAAGGTTCTGTTGATGCCGAAGGTTCTGTTGATGCCGAAGGTTCTGTTGATGCCGAAGGTTCTGTTGATGGGCTTGGTGCAGGAGTTGTAGTTGGTGCAGGAGTTGTAGTTGTTGTAGTACAACTTGCCCCCACCGCATAACATCCAGAAATAACGAATAGATTGCTTCCACCAGCCACACATGCCGTAGAATGAACTGTATTTGGTGTTCCACCTGCCGCATATACAGGGGTAGGCATTAATGCTGGGCCTGACCCAAGCCATGCAATATATGTTAAGTGTATATTCCCGTTGACATCATAATAGAAGGTGTAAGTGTTTGTGGAATTTACTGCTATTGATCCAGTTGCACAGGAATATGGAGGGGGGGTTGTAGTTGTTGTGGTTGTTGTGGGTTCAACATAAACATAACAATCCATGTAATGTTCAAGTGGTTCACAATACACGCTACGCGATTCATATTGGCTACCCCATTCCTCTAACGGGTAATCCGAGTAACCCCAAGATGCACAACAATTATATGGTGGAGCGGTAGTAGGTTCTGGAGTAGTAGTGCATTTTTCTAGTTCTCCCTTAATTCCATCAGCGAATTCCCACTGAGTATTGTTCTGAACATATACTTCTCCACTAACTAAGCCAGTTGGAACACTGGCAGGATTAGTAGGATCATACTCCTCACAATCACTTAATTCGTAAAAATATAAATCATTTTTCTGATAGAAAAGATTGTTGAAATCGTCATCTGCTGTACAATCATCATAGAAAAATTCAGGTAAACATATAGGACATAAATCTATTCCTACTATAACTCCTACCTGAAACTGATACTTAAATCCGTTTTTAGCATATGTCCCTTCAACTAAATTTTCTGTTTTTTTAGGTATTTCGGTGTACCAGTATTGATCACATTTATATAGTAAAGTACTAGTACCATTTTCGCCACAGAATGTATCAAACTCTTCTGATGTACATGGCGCAGGGGTTGTGGTAGTGCATCTATTACCCCTACCCGCATTTTGTATAACTCCATTAACAAAATCATATTTATATTCAAATCTATAACCAGAACCTGTGTATAACACAACCCCGTCATAGAATTTCCCACAACAGTAATCTAATGTAAAACTACCTTCTCCGTCTTCGGGGAAACATTCCGAATCAAACCCATACGTGGTACAGGGACAAGGAGTGGTTGTTGGAGGGGGAACGGTAGTTACGGGAATTACTGGAAAATCAATATTTATACATGGTTCTTCTGGTATACAAACTCTATCCGTCCTAGCTAATAGACCATTCCAGAAGGTATATCGAAAGGTGTAATTATACCATGAGCCAGTAACTTTATCCCCATATAGGGTATTATAATGCCACAGTCCTTCCTTACCATCAAAGTAAAATAAATTATCCGGCACTAAATTACATGCAGTTGCAAAATATTGAGTGGAGCCTAACCATATTTTATTTTCACTATATGCAGTATTACATAGACCTGTAATACCCACTTTAAAAGAGGTTCCATGTAGGGACGGGTCAAACGGAGGCAATGTGTAGAGATACTCTGTTGCGCTCGCAATAGGCACTCCGTTTTGATACCATTGGTAGTTTAACGATTCGGTTGATCCTCTGGTAGTTACAAATAAATTAGCAGCGGTTCCCACCATTAGAAACCGTTCCTGTACTTCATCCCATATAACAAAGGTGGCACTACAGGAAGGGCAGTCTTGGACCGTAGATAATCCTAAAATATCATATTCATTATTTAATAATATAGATGAAGATGGATACACCATAGTATCATCGAGGGGTCTAACGGCAAATTTTCTATGCACGCCTCCCATATCGAGATTGATATGTTTACCCGCATAATCTTCTAAATCTATGTTAGCACTTATAAAGTTCATGGTATTGCAGTTTCTCCGTATGATGCATTAGGCAATTCACATTCTATCAATTCATATACTGCACGGTATTGACAATTTCTATCTTTATAAATTTTATCAAGGTCAATATAATCATAACATGAATTACAATTGGTTATTTGTGGAACAGATTTTATAATATTTGGCACATATTTCCAAAATTTACCATTTTTTGTAAATGTGAAATGATGTACGAAATTTGTATATATGAGTTTGTTATCAAAACGTGAAATGATGTTTGCAGGTATATCAGTAGGAATACTGATAAGACTTTTGAGTTTTGGTAAGAAAATAGTAAAATATTGATCAAATAGACAATATATTAATTGAATGTCTATGATATTGAAATCTGCAAGAAGAGTAGCAGTGAAAACTCCCTCATTAAAAACTATATCCTCTGATATAAGTTTAATCTTTTCAGGACTATCCAGTATAAAATCTGGCTTTTTCATTCTAACAAAAATAGCATTTATAGCATCTATAACGGTTTTACATTGGTTATCTACTGTTATATAGTCGATGATGTCCTTAATTTTATGGTTATAAGAATTTGCAATACTGGTTAATGAAGTATATGCTAGTTCACTGATAGAATAATTATTCATTATTTTAGGATCATATGTTTTAATTAAAAACTCCAGTCTAACCTGTTGTCCATCAATAAATTTGTCCGCTGGAAAATTAACATCTAACCATTTCTGTGCCTCTATGTAGTTGCCTACCACACTAAATCCTTCACTATATACAATAGTCATAGGTTCTTTCCAGAACTCTTGAGCATTATAAACTATATTTGCCGCATCTGTAAATCTTTGTGCATATACGTTGAGAAATTTAACCTGATTATTCTGTTTTGTTTTTAAATTATTCACAGAATCGGCAAAATTTTGCCATCTATTCATACTTTCCTGTAAAACACATATACGGTTATTCATTAGATGGAAATTTCTATTCATATCCTCTAATGTATTCCCTATAGGGCTATAATCGTGTAGGTCTAGTAAAGTTGACATCTTAGTTAAAAAGTATAGAATCTTGCTGCCAGATTAAACTGATAGGATCAATAATATATTTAAATCCTACAAATCTATTTAGATATTTATCTGGCACGTCAATGGTGGCAGTAATGCTACCACAATCAACATTTCCATAACTAACATAGGAATACGTTCCTCGTTTAATACAACTACAGAAACATGTAACCCCTACGGTTTTGATACCTTGATTTACAGTTTTGGATAAAAATCTATTGATTTCACTGTATTGTGGGGTGAATATGTATAATTCTTGACCTACGATGAAGTTGAAACAAACCCCGTTGCGAATAGGGAAGTTTTCATTCACCCATGCGGCTATATTAACACTCATCTGTTCATTGTTTTCATTTTCAAAAGGAAACGGATAGACTATTGTTATAGGTTTTAACCAGAATGCACTAGATTGTGAAACAGTGGTATAAGTATCCTGCCAACAAGAACTTAGAGTTGCTACTGTTTGTTCTGCGCCTGCCCAATCTGCGCTCAACTGTGCAAAGGAATTGTATGCATGATTCCATAAAGTCCGCGCACTAAATTCTAAATTACAGGTTTGTATATCAAGATTTCTGAAATTATATACAATAGACGATAAAGAGTTTCCGATGCTTTCTCCCCATGTAATAGGGATAACATGCTGACACGTCTCATCCATTTTACATAATTGATTATTTAAATAATTCATAATCTTATTTAACAAAGATCAATACAGTTATCAAAGATTTCTCTAGGCTGTTGGCAACAATTATCTTCTAAATCTTCCCATGTTCTTTCGTAACGGGTTCCCGGCATAATCTGATCCCATCTTAGAGGATGAATACATTGAATGGACATTTGTTCCCACACCCAACAAATAGGGAATTGGTTATCAACACCCGGATTCACAAAAGATATGTTGTCCCATGTTATTCCACTAATGAGAGGATTAATTATGGATTGGTTTTTAGTCAATTCTGCCCATGTGAACGGATTTTTCGATTTACTAGTGAATTGTGGAGAGTATATACGATGGTAATCCCATACCCATATAATCTCAGAAGACGTAACGCATTCGACACGAACATCAATCATTTCTCGAACCGCATTGATATTATCACTGATAATATTGAAGTTTCTGTTTATTGTCTCATAGCTTACCACTTCATTCGCTCCTAGAAGCTGTAATGATGTCAATGTAGGAATTTCAGAATTGTTTATCGGGGAGAGGGTTTGTGTAATGAAATTACCGAGAGCATCAACTCTGTAAACAAATTTATCAACTATATCATTTTTCAGATTGCAGATATTGTTTGACATTTTTAGGAAACTATTATTGAATACAATATCAGACACGAATTCATTAGGGATTATTTCACACGCCGACATATCCCATGAAGATACTGAATAATTGTTATTAAACACGGAGAATGTTTGTAGATAGTCAATCATTTTCAATATGATTCCATCACATATAATGTATATTTCTTTATTCTTTATTTTTATAGCATTGATTTGTTTAACAGCTTCAAATGTTTGGCTACCTAAAGAAGTACCATTTAGATAATATATATACAATGTATTGTTTGTATAAGTTAATATTCTATATGATTCATTATCAGGTACCACAAGAGCATCCCCGTCAATGTTCTCCAAAATATTAATTACTTCTAATTTATTATTAAGAACAATAATCTGTTTATTATCGGTTAGGATATATATGTTATCACCGAGGCGATCCATTGCTACAGGTAGGGCATGTATGCCATAATCTGCTAAGATTATGGAGGAAGTCCAGTTGAGATATTTGTTGTATATTTTAATATTTCCGCTGTCCTTATCTACAATATATAGATTCCCATCCACATCTAATTTGAAATCTGTTGGATTGTTTAATCTAGTACGGCTATCGTTCTTACCAACACCGCCCCAATAATGCGAGAACTTCACCGCATGATTATCGAAATCTATGTTGAACACGAACACTTTTTTGAGAATGGTGTCGAGTAGGTATAATACATCACCATGAACCAATATCTTATTAGGATTGGTGAATATTTCAGCATTAGGCACACGATAGATGTCGAATATTTCTGTTAGATTTATATCATCACTGCGGAATGAAATCTTACCATCTGCAAGCAGTATATAATGATCATTGTAGAAACACAAATCCTTAAGATTCTTAAAGGTATAGTTATGGTATTCTGTTTTATATGATTCGTCAAATCTCCATTTAACCACATTACGACGTTCTCCGAACCATCCGATATATTTTTTAGGGAAATCGGGATTGACTATTGTGTAGTTGTCTTTAATAGTTTCGAGATTGGTGAAAATCTTTGACACCTGTTCATTATATACATCTGCAAACTGCCATTCATCTGCATCAATGTGGATATTATTATAAGGTAGAGAAATGTTATCAGGAATATACCGGAATAATTTATCATTATAATCCTCGAAAATATCTCTAACCATTAACAAATCGGTGTAAACTCTTCTAGAAGGCGGATATAGACTGTTGAAACTGGTTACAGACGGGCTGTAATTTCCCGCAGACGGATATATAGCGGTTATTACTCTATTATGAGTAAAGGAATGTATGTTACCAAGTCCATCATCTAACTGGTAGTTATAGTAGAAACATGATTGAGGGAATGCTGTAGATATACTAACCAATTCTCCCGATGATAATAATGATTTATTAACATATATATCCAGTGCAGGATAGTCAAATGCTGAAACATTTATCTGATTAGTTATAAAGGTTTTTGGTATAGGACACATATTAGAATCACCAATGGTGACATATGCTATACCACTAGCATATACATTAAACGATGTGTCTGTATTTTCTTTAATAGATAATACTCTAGTCGGATCAGTAGTAAATCTATCAACATAGTCAATCTTATTATCGTTACCTGCTAAATGTATAGGATATGTAGTTAATCCATCATCCACAACCAAATCATATGTAACATTTCGGATTTGTAGAGGTTCAATCTGCAATATAAAATTTACGAAATCTAGGGGTTTGGCTACATGGAAATGATTGCCGTTAGATGATAATGTTGCATTAAAGGTTGGAATATCGACAAATCTTAAATGCTGTTTATATAGCGAACTATCATCTGACGAGATAGAATTGTATATGGTATCACCATCACCGGGAGAGAAGTAATGGTTATATGCACGGATTTTCAATGGTAATGCAGAGGTTGAAGATATTGTAGCATTGTCTATCGGATAATAGAAGATCGGTGATGTAGAGGACAGACTAGGACCATTTGCTAATTCATATACATAATTTTCAAACCCTTGGGTTGCTGAAATTACAATTGAATTATTGATACATGGTACATTATAGGATGTTAATCCATTGGCAGATAGATAGTAGTTATTAACATTTAACTCTATTTGCGGACTTCCTACATATCGAGGGAAACTGATATAATCAAATGGTTGAATACCTGTTAATAAGAAAACACATGTGTCTTCCATGAAATTATAAGTGTTGAAGTTACCTATATATGGTTTAGCATCATATGCGGTTACGCTGGCACATACTGAACTTATGACAGGAACACTTACCGACAATCCTGAATAACTTATATTGTTTACTGTCCAATTCACAGTACTTGGAACTGCGGAAATTGCATTAATATTAACTGATAATATCGCATTGGCAGATGATGTGAAGAAAGTGTTTCTGAAATCCTTACTATCCACATACACTCCGTTGTCTGCTGAGAGAATTATAGAGAAATTACTTGCAGGGAATCGTCTATAAGATAGAAGTTTATCGGTAACAAGATTATATAATCTATGTGAAATGTTACAGTTAACATTAAATGGTACTAGTGATGGGTCATTATATGTTTTAACTGTTTTAAAAGTAGGAGATATTACCGAATAATCAAATGTTGCAGGATATATGACATTTTCGATCATGTCATTTCTGTTATAATCTTTTAAACGGAATTCACCAAAGGAATTATTCAAGGTTTCTTTCCATGATATATTTGCATCTAATGGTACACGATAATTTAGATTATTATATACACAGAATGCGGTCATCGGTGTAGTGTTAATATAAGCATTATCATCTATGTCATTTTTAATAATAAGATTGACATTTTTCCATATAGAAGATGCAGTAGGATACCATGTAACAGAACCCGATAAATCATATTCTTCAGAATATAGTGTGATAGTGGTTTTATCTACTCCCAAATTACCAACATATGCATCTAATGCTCCTGCGCCTACTAAGGTATTTGGCTCAATTCCGATAAATTGAAATGGGGGGGTTTCAATGGAAACAACTTTCCATGCACCCTGCCACCCTGCACCTACTCCCGGTTCATATCCATAAGAATAGTGATTATTAATACATACATAGTTAACTCCACGGTTAGATAATGCTGTCCCTGCATCTATCATTCGGTCAGGTAATACATTCCATGAGGGGGACATTACATCAGTATATGGAATAACTGGTAATTTCCAAACATTTCTCCATCCTGCTGCCACTCCCGGTTCATATCCATAAGAGTAGTGAGCATTTATAGATTCATACACACGCCCCTCATAAGATGCTTGTGTTCCTACATAGTATATTCCATAAGAAGTTTTCCATCTTGGTACATATAATGTAGCATCGGGGGTATAATTGACATAATCTTTAAATGATGAAAATGTGATATTTTCTGGAGGAAATGCGCTCCATTTGATCTGTGCATTCGGATCATAATTAGGGAACATTGTAACATTCAAGAATATTTTTGTATCAGATAATGCAGAAATTGCAAAATTCATAGATGCAAGATTTTTATTTAAGATAAAAGTATATTGATTTGAATAATGATAAGACCCTGTAAAAGTACTAGTTTCAAAAACTACTGTATGGTTATTTGCAACATTATTATTAAAGAATCGAATATTGCTATTAATAGGGAACCACTCTCCTGCTTTATATAATTCATCTGTTGCTACATTTCTAGCACTCAAGGTGGGGTCACTGGATAATTCTGTAAATTTGGCACGAATTTTGTCCCGTCCTTCTGATATAGCAAATTTACTTTGATAATAATTATCCATCATACATGCAGAGAACTGCACCGACGATAAAGCTTTGTTGATTAAATCAAATTTAGGATAGAAACTTAAGCTGTAACCGGGGTAAGTTACATCAGGAAGTAAACCAGTAGAGGAGGTAGTGAAGTCAAATGTGGAAAAATATATACTTTCTGCCGAACTCAATTGATACACACTTGGAGATAGGTTTGTTATAGAAAATTTACTTGGGTTTAGAGCAGGCGGGCGTGTTTGGTAGGTAACATGTATAGGAGTATTTCTAGGGATAAACACATTATTATCTAAGTCCAGATAAACTAGTCCAGTTGCATAATTAATATTGCTGCTACTATTGACATATGGATATGTCACATAATATTTTTCCAACTCTCGTCCTGCTAACTTGGTATTATCACTATCTTTACCCCATACAGTATAGTCATATGTTAATTGGGGAATATAATCAATAATATTGGCAGTGTTCTGATATAACTGATAAAATTGACTATATGAATACCCTAAATGCGGGTCAAGGAAATTAGACCAACGATATAATAAATTATACTGTAATGCTTGTCGATACGTTAGAAAGTTTGGTGGAGATAGTGCTAATGCCGTAACGGTTTTAAATGTTATAGATAATGACTCCGGTATGATGTTGCTGTCCAATTGAAATTGAAGACTGTCAGTGGGGTTCTGAATATAGTACGATACGAAATCTTTCTTAAGGACTGAGAAATATGCAGAAGTACAGATTATTTGACAGTTATATGCGCTAGGAGGTTGCAAAGTAGGATTTAGGTTGTTTTGACGAAATTCATCCTTCGACATTAGATCATTTTTCAAATAAGGCGCAATAAGTCCCGAACTTACATTAATAATATTAGTGCTTATGGTTTCTATGGCTGGATATGCATGGGTGGGAAATATAGTAAATGCGGAAGTTCCTGCGGAAAATGATCCATATAGATAATCATTGGACGCAGATACAGACCATGTTACAGGGAAATTATCAGGTAATGTTACATAACAAGACGGGGTAGTGAACGTGGAATATGGAGGGTTGACACTTTTTAGCCCATAATTTCCAGTGGTTTTGAACCTATCCACCCCTAGATTATATATATCATTATAGAAATAAACCCCTAATCGTTCTCTAGTAGCGGCTACATCAATCGGATTCAATGAAATCTTAATAATTTCATTGGGAAAGTTACTTAATGCCGAAATACTGTTAATAATCATCTGTGTAATCTTATTATTTATTGCTTCGATAGGTAGGTTGTGGTATAATAATCCATGTTCTGGATTGCAATATATGTCATATACTCGCTAGGTGGTTTTTTATTCATGAATGATTATTATCATAAATGCGTATTAAGCAACACTATACCTTTTAACCAATCACTTATTAAATTTATATGTGCATCGCTGTCACTAGGAGCATTTACCACAGCAATATTAATATATACAGTTCTTTCGGTTATATGGGATTCTTTTAAAAATAGTTGTGAAAAGTGATTGACACGTTAGGATAAGTAAGCTATAGTAATAGTGTTGAGAGAATTTAAGAGTTTCGATTCGAACATTTGGCTAATTGGATGATTGATGATAAAATAATGCCGCTTATTAAAAAATAAAATGCTTAAACTTAATAGTAAGAATCCGAGTAATAGTTTAATTAAAACATTATCAAACACCCCCCTTCAAAGTTTGATAAGATTTCTGGCAAATCCAGATTACTCAAAATTTTAGTAAATATAAAAATGCAGGTAGGTGGTCTGACGACCATTTTTGGCTCATAACCAGAAGAGTAGGGTTTGATTCCTTAGCCCGCAACCATTTTAAATCGCGGTGTGTCAGAAGTCTGGTATCTGGAGAGTCTCATAAGCTCTTGGCTAAGTCCCTCAGAGGTTCAAATCCTCTCACTGCAACCATTTCAAATAAAATGCTTCTTGGCTGGTAGTGGCTATCAGGGCTGTCTCATACGCAGTTTAAACCGATTTCGAGTGTCGGAAGAAGTACCAGTAATTAAATAAATTAAAAATAAATTAAAAATGCAATTTGTTACATTATATGCTCGCACTAGCACAGGTGCCGTCCAAGAATGGACTATCACCGTAGAAGATAATTATTATACTACTACCTACGGTCAAAAAGACGGAAAGTTAGTAACTACCTTACCTTCATATTGTGCAGGTAAAAATATTGGTAAGAAAAACGAAACTTCTCCACAAAATCAAGCAATCAAGGAAGCAGAAGCAATCTTTGTTAAAAAGCTTAAAGAGGGTTATAAAGAAGACGTTGCCAATATCGACGAAATTACCTTTTTTCAACCGATGCTAGCAAAGAAGTTTATTGAATATCAAGATAAAGTGGTTTATCCTGTAATTGTAGATAATAAACTTAATGGCATAAGAGTCATTTTCAATAAGAAAGGAGCATTCTCACGGACAGGAGAAGAGTTTCATTGTTTGGATCATATTAAGAGCGAATTAGCGGAACTCTTTATCAAATACCCAAGTCTTGTTTTAGATGGCGAATTATATAATGAAACATTGAAAAATGAACTTAATGCGATTGCGTCACTAGTTAGTGTCAATCGCAAGGCAGAAGATGTTACCGATTTGGATAGAGAGAATGCTAGAAAAATAGTCCAATTTCATGTATATGATGGTTATAATATTATTGATGAAGAGTCGGGTGTTTTTGTAGTTCAAGATAGTCCTCATTTAATGAGAAGACTGAAACTTACGGAAGTGTTAGATTTAAATGCTTGTCAATATACCTTTGCACATCCTTTTGCATATGTAGAAAATCTTGAACAGATTCTAACAATGATGGAAGTGGTTAAAGAGGAAAAAAGAGAAGGACTAGTCATTAAAAATCCAAATGCGCCTTATGAGAATAAACGTTCTAAGCACATGCTTAAACTTAAAGTCTTCATGGACGAAGAATTTGAAGTTGTTGACTTCTTAGAAGGAACGGGTAATTGGGCAGGTAAAGTTAAAAAAGTGGTATGCAAACTCAATGTTCCTGCTACCAACGGAAAGACTACATTTGAATCGAATATTCGTGGTTCTATGACAGAACTTGAAGAGTTATGGATCAATCGAGCGCAGCATATCGGTAAGAAGGTTACAGTTGACTTTCAAGAGTATAGCCCGTATGGTATCCCCTTAATTCCTTATTGTTATGCAATGTTCCGTGATTATGAATGATTTAGTTGATATTACTAAAAAAGATTTAATTGATTTTGTAATCAATCAAAATTCAAAAAGAATCCGACAAACCTCCGTCGATTTTTATCGAAATGCTACCGAATTGAAAGATTTTGTGGCATTTGGTCTATATAATGAAAAAGAATTGATTGGGGTAACAGCAGGGGCATTTACCAATCAATTCGGCATCACATTAGTTGATGAAGCATTTAGGAATCAAGGACTAGGAACTTTTTTATTAAAAAATAAAATAAATTATTTTCGTGGTAAAAAGATTCAGTATCATACTTTAGTAGCAGAAGATAACTTACAAAGTCGAAAAATGTGTGAAAAAACTCATCTACTTATTGATGGGATAACTGAAGGTACACGTTCATCAGGAAAATATAATATCTATCATTATGTAGATAATTACCACCATTATCATATTCCTGTTTATTTTAGTAGAACATTATCAGATGGACAAATATCCACAGGTTACTTTTTCAGTAATCCAACATGTGATCATAATATAATTTTAGATGACAAGATGGAATTAGGTTGTATAAAATGTAAAGGTTGGTTTCATTACATGTTAAAAGATAAAAAATAGTTTGCAGTTATCACTATATATGGTAATATGATATATGTTTGCTAGCATTAAAAAGTTATTCACGAAGTCAAATCCGCATAAAACTCCAGAAGTTGTTCAAGAACCTTCTGGTGCATTTGCTGGTGGTATATGGATGTGTAAAATTAAAACACAAGCATATATTGACAAACTCAAAGAACAGTTTAAAGATAATTGGCAGCAATACGGCGAATAACATATAGTTGACAAGTTCAGTTAAAAGTGATACTATCTTATATGAATATCTTTGTGATCGGTGATAATAACTGTCCTATACTTTCTGCTAAAGAGTTATGCAATCGGCATAGCTCCCGAATGCCCTTAGAGACTATGGGAATGTTGATGTTTGCTTTTCCAGAAGGCTCTACACCATCCCCTAATCCATATACTAACAGACACTACTCACACCCCGCAAGTATCTGGTTAAGAGACTCTAAGGATAATTTCGAATGGGGATTAATTCATGGGTTAGCCCAATGCGAAGAATATACTAGACGATATAAACGAGAACATGATTCTCAAAAACATATCGAATGGGCTGAACAAAATTATCATTATTTAACTTTCGAGAAAATCGGATTGACCCCTTTTGCGCGGTGTTTCGGTCCTTTTAAACAGGAATTAGATAATACTGAATCGGATACATTACAGGCATACCGTAAATTTTATTGGCTTGATAAAAATAATTTTGCCAAATGGCCTAGTAAACAAATGATCCCTGATTGGTGGCAAGAAACCTCAGATATATTTGTTGACAAAACATTTAAAGATGGTATCTATACTAAACGATAATAACTAATATGGGATTTATGGCAGAACGAACAGAGGATAGGCGACCTATCCCAGCATGGGAACCTACTATTTTATTCACCGAGGAAGAAGTGGAATCAGTGGATTGGGAAAAAGTTTTTAAAGAATGGATGATGAACGATGAAGAAGAAACCGGAAATATCAACGATACATTATTATGAGTGGGATTTAGCATGGGATTATATTAAAGAAAAATATAATTTCAAATGTGAAAAACTTTGGAACCATATATGCGATACCCATGAAATATATAATGGTAAGATTTTTACCTTATCTAATTGGGAATTAATTCATAATAATGGACAATTTGCTTATACTGTTCCTGAATGGTATCAACCTATCCTAAAAGCATTCGTAGATGAATTTGGAGAAATTGATACACGATGTCTTACAGAAGGAACAAAAACCGTCAATTTTCGATATTCGTGGTAAAAAGACTTGACTGAACCTTTTTTGTATGTTATTGTAGAAACGTAACATTTAAACAATAAATAGAATATATAACAACATGTCCTCGCAAAATACAATATCAAAACAACGTAGTAGCTTAAGAAGCTATCCGTTGTCCCATACCCTCCAAGGGAATTGGGTTAATGGTAGTATTTGCGAGGTCGCTAAACCCGATTTTCGCAACTAGCACCAGAAAGTACTTGATCAAAAGAGACTTCGGTGTTAGAATAGAGAAACGAAAGGGTTTTCATGGTTCACCGAAAGACAAGTAACCTAGCGAGCGAGACACTGATAATACAGTGTGAACGAGGACGAGACTAAAAATCTGGTGAAAATAAAAGCAATAATATTGCCTATTAGCATTTTGCGATGCGCTCCCACCGGAGAGAGGTCTGTCAATTCAGACATAGGCAATTCAATTTTAAGAAAAATCCCAAGTAGCTCAGCGATAGTAGCGGATGACTGTTAATCATCAGGTCGTAGGTTTGATCCCTACCTTGGGAGCCAATTATGAAAGTTAAAGTAGCAACAGCAGCAGAAATGCGACAAATTCGTCTTGACTCCGCAAAAAAAGCGGCTATAATGAGCGAAGAAGAGTTAGAAAACGATTTAAAATCCAAAGGGTTTACAAAAATAGACCATTTACATTGGATTAAAAAATAATTAAAATCCCGTCGGGCTGGCAAGTGTTAAGCGGTACCCTGTTAAGGTATTTAAGTATGGAGCGTTACCATGGACGGGAGCCAGTTTAGAGTTAGATAGGTAAATGCGTGAGTGGTTGAAACGGATAGTCTCCAAAACTATTGATGAAAGTCCGCGTGGGTTCGAATCATTATAATGTTTTGGATACTTTATATCCGAACTTTTCTAGCACTTTTTGACAGTGAATTAGATAGTCATCTAATGACATATCAGATTTAGAGCGATTAGCAATATCAGTACATATACCTAAGTTCTCAAGGGAGTTTGTTCCCCCTTTAGAAACAGGGATAATATGATCAAGGGATATTCCTCTCGCTTGATTTAAATCAAGCGAGTCACCCGTCAAATAACATTTCGGATTATTTTGTATCAATTGATACACATCTTGCCAAGAGAAATTCATTAATTGTGAATCATATGGAATTTTTCTACCACCCCCAACATTAGTTTGACTATGTTGAAATCCTTCGGTTTTGACCTTTAAACGATTTTTGAAATTAGACACTTTTACAATTAAAGGATTATCAATTTTAAGTTGTTTAAAACGGTTTATAACTTTTTCCTTTCCAGAAGGAGCGCAATAGTAATTAATAAGTGATTTGGAACAATTTAGTAGTTGACATATCTCATGATATGATTTACCTTCTTCTCGTAGTTTTAAAATTTTAGTTTTCATAGTTCAAATGTATTTATACATATTCGAACATTAGATCAATAGGATAGTAGCCTAAAAGTGAGGCAGCAGTCTCCAAAACTGTACAAAGTGAGAGCGTTACTCACCCATCCTGCCAAGTTAGTTTATAAGCCAGATAGTTGACAGAAAACATACGAAGCAGGTTTGCTCGTAGAGCGGGGCAGTGCCGCATTTTGGCTCATTCATTCTTATCCTGAAAGGGAGAGGAACCAACATAAGTACATCCTCGATGTTGGAAGATAGACCGTAAGGTAAGATGTAGTAGTAAGAACTAACCTTGTAAGCGGATAGAGGCTGCTACTTTAACGTCCATTGGCGGAGTGACTCAACGCGCATGTTTTGGGAACATGTATTCACAGGTTTGAATCCTGTATGGGCGACCAATTAGTTAGATAAGCGGGATTATTTTAATGGTAAAATATCTTCCTTCCACGTAGAAATTGCGGGTTCGATTCCCGCATCCCGCTCCAGTTAGCAAAACTAAACCCGTTAAATAAGTAAAAGAGGTAGGGACGCCATGTTGAATGTATAAGTTCTCGATACTTTTATGGGTATAATCAGTAGTGTCAATGATGCTGATTATCATATTTTATAAGGCTCCAGAGAAAGACGTTTAATTCGCCTGTCGTGCAAACGCAGGAGATACCGTGGTTGGATTCCCGGTGGAGCCTCCATTTTTAGAAAATTGCGTCATGGGTGTGGTGGTAACATAAGACCTTGCCAAGGTTTTGATGCCAGTTCGATTCTGGCATGACGCTCCAATTTAAAACAATATGAAAACTGATATATAGAACTGTA